GATGGTTATTTTCAGAATCCAATGGCAACTACACTATCAAATGTACGTGTTGTTGCAAATACGATGATGAAGATGACTTCCAACAATCTAAGTATATCTGGAAGTACTGGAACCATTACATCATTGTTGGCCAACACGATGACTAATGCAATTTCTATCGGATATTCCAATACACAATTATCCATCACCTCAGAATATGATAATTGCATATACATTACCAATCGTTTGTCAAATGTAGTTGATATGGATGCAAATATGGGTGTGCCACACTATCAAACGGCAACTGGATATGGTACACTTTTAAGTTATCTTACAAATCAAACAGATGGAATACAAAATAATTCACCAGTTATTGGGTGTTTTACAAGTTTATACACACAGAATACTTTGGATCCGTTGGTTGCAAATACCACACCACTTTTGGTTATATTGAAAAATAGTATAACACATTCAATAACTTTAACTCCAACATATTCAGAATCTTACAGTTCTAATATAGGTTTATCTGATGCACAGAGCTTAGACAACAATATGGCTGCGATTTTTAACACAATGTATGTGTCCAGAACCAGTGACACTGCATTTTTTCAAAATTCTCAAGCGGTCGTGAATGATTATAATCATGTTTCACAATTTAGTAACATGGGACAAACTCAAAATCAGTTAATACAAGAACGTATAGGGTCACCTAAACTACTTTCAAGGTTAAATGCAAATACCTAAAATTTCGAAATTTTGCGTTCCGGCCCAAGAATTTTCTCCGACAGCTTCAAAAGTCCAAAAAAGCGTTTTACTTTTGCGATAAATAAAGAATGGCAACCTTACAAAAAATATACTCAGATATAGATTTCATGTTCACCAAAAAACCGGTGACGGGGGATATTGCACTTAGTTATGATGTACAATCGGTTACACGTTCAGTTAGAAATTTGATATTGACCAAGCGTTTTGAAAGGCTTTGGAATCCAGACCTTGGTTCAAATGTAGACCACCTGTTGTTTGAATTGATTTCTCCTATAACTGCAAGTGCATTACAATTTGAAATATCCACTTTGATAAGAAATTATGAACAAAGGGTCATTTTAGATGAAGTAATAGTCACACCATTACCAGACACAAATTCTTACAGTGTTTATTTGAGTTATTATCTTCAAAATGCAACTATACCAACAACAATAACACTTCTTTTAGAGAGAAACAGATAAAATGGCTGGTGCTAATTCAAATATACAAGTAACCGATTTAGATTTTAATAATATTAAAAACAATCTAAAGACGTTTCTGCAATCACAAGATACTTTAAAAGATTATAATTATGATGGTGCAGCCTTAAATGTTTTGTTAGATGTTTTGGCATACAATACGCAATATAATTCATTCTATCTTAATATGGTTGCGAATGAAATGTTTTTGGATTCGGCTCTGTTAAGAAATTCTGTTGTTTCACATGCCAAATTATTAAACTATACACCAAAAAGTGCAAAAGCACCAGAAGCTAATATTAATCTTACAGTAAATCAAGTTATTGATTCTTCTTTGACATTGCCAAAATTCACAAGATTTATGTCAGAGGCAGTTGATGGTGTAAATTATGATTTTGTAACAACAGATTCGGTAACAGTAAATGTTGTAAACAATCAAGCAATTTATAACAATCTATCAATCAAACAAGGAACACCGTTAATCAATTCTTTTGTGGTTGATTCTTTGACAAATCCAACTTATCTATTTAAGATATCAAATACTGATGTTGATACAAGTACCATAACTGTATCAGTTCAAACTTCATCTTCAAATAATTTGACACAAACATATAATCTATCAACAAATCAGTTGGTAATTAATGAAAACTCAACTGTATATTTTCTACAAGAAGGTTTAGATGGTTATTATGAGGTTTATTTTGGTGATGGTGTTCTTGGTAAAAAATTAGTTGATGGTAATATAGTTCTTATATCATATTTAAAAACATCTGGATCATCGGCATATCTGGCAAACAATTTTGTTTTGATGGATTCTATTGGTGGTTATGGAAATACAAGCATACAATCAGTATCGGCAGCATCAAAAGGTTCGGCAAGAGAATCAATACCTTCAATCAAATTACAGGCACCTAAGAACTATGCATCACAAGGTCGTGCCGTTACAAAAGAAGATTACATCACTGCAATACAACAAAACAATTTGGGTTATTCGTTTGATGCTGTTAACGTTTGGGGTGGCCAAGAAAATAATCCACCAATTTATGGACAAGTATTTGCGTCTATTAAACCAGCGGGTGGTTATTCACTAACTCAAACGCAGAAGCAAAAGATAATTGAAGAGGTTATTAAACCTATTTCTATGATGACAGTTGTTCCTACATTGGTTGATCCAGACTATACTTACATCCAGATTACTGCAAATGTTTATTATGATCCAAAGAAAACAACATTGACTGCTGCACAAATAAAAGAAAATGTAAGAACAGCAATTTTTAACCTGTCACAAACTTCTTTGAATACTTTTAATTCTACATTCGTTGCAACAGATTTTACGGATGCAATTAACTACAGTAATCCAGCAATTATAACAAACGAAATTACTTTACAGATACAGAAGAAGTTCTATCCAAATTTAACCACACCAACAACATATAATTTTTATTATGGAACACCGTTGAAAAAAGGTATGTTTCTAAGTGGTGTTAATAGTTCTCCTGCTGTACAATTCAGAGACAAATTAAACCTTACAAACATAATTGATGGAATTTATATTGAAGAAGTTCCATCATCAACAGGTGGTGTTGACTCAATCACAGTATTGAATCATGGTTATGGTTATCAGTATACACCAACAGTTACCATTAAAGGTGATGGCACAGGTGCAACTGCATCGGCTGTTTTAAATGCGGATGGTACTATTAAACGTATTGATGTTTTAACTGCCGGCAATAATTATACCAGTGCGATTGCAACTATTACAACAGCATCTGGTGATACAACTGGTAACCTTGGTGCTGCTGTTGTTAATTTAATCGGTCAATATGGCACACTAAGAACTTATTATAACAATACAGATAATGTAAAGACAATCTTTGATCCAGCTATAGGAACAGTTGATTATAATAATGGTATTGTAACTTTAAATTCTTTTGGTCCAATACAAGTTGATAATCTTTTAGGACAACTAACTATTTCTGCCAATCCAACAACAAGTATTTTATCATCTTCATACAATAGAATTATTACTGTGGACCCTTATGATCCTGGTGCGATTGTTGTTAATGTAACTGCTAAAACAACATGATAGTAGAAGATAAAAGAATTTCAACACTGGTAGAATCGCAACTACCAGGATTTGTCCGTGACAATCCGGATTACCAAAACTTTTCTCTTTTCCTTAAGGCTTACTATGAATGGATGGAACTGGCTAATGCAGCCAACTCATCAATCAATACAGCCAATACAACAGGTCAAGGCGTAACATACGCATCAAAGAATTTAACAAACTATTCGGATGTTGATTCAACGATTGATGGCTTCATTGATTATTACACCAATGATTTCTTACCATATTTTCCTAGTGAAATATTGGTTGATAAAAGAGAAGCAATAAAGTTTGCAAGACAACTATACCAATCAAAAGGTACACCAGCTTCTTATCAATTTCTTTTCAAGATACTATATAATTCAGACTTTGAATACTTCAATACAAAAGATGCCATTCTAAAGGCATCTGATGGTAAATGGTATGTTGCAAAGAGTTTAAAGTTATCTACAACAGACACCAACTTTTTAAAGATTGCAAACCTTAGATTGTTTGGTGAATCAACAAAATCTATTGCAACTGTTGAAACATCTGTACTTGCCGGTACAAAAACAGAAGTATTCATTTCAAATATTGAACGTTTGTTTCAATCAGGTGAATATGTACGTGTAGTTGACAGTTCAAATCAAACTGTATTGTTTGGTGGTCAACCATTACGTGCGAAGATTGTTGGTCAAATCAGTCAAGTCAAAGTTAGTCCAACCAATAGAGGTCTATTGTACCAACCAGGTGACCCTGTTATTATCTATGGTGGGTTGAATTCAAACACAGCTATCGGTGCATCAGCATTAATTTCAACCACCACAACGGGTTCTATTCAGAGATTGAATGTAGTTAATGGTGGTTATGGATATAGAGCCGATCCAAATACAATTATAACAATCACCAATGCACCTGGCGCTATTGCTAATGTGGCAACATTAAATTCAGTGGGTGTTGCTAATGTTGCAATGATTCCTATTGATAGTATTGCCTTAAAAAGATTTATAACTATTGGAAATACAAACTATTCTTTTGCAAATATTGCTGTTGCTAATGCCAACACTACATTGGCAAATGCATTTTCTTTTACATCATTCTCTACCTATCCAATTTCATCCGTATCTGTTAAAAATGGTGGTGGTGGTATATCTCAAACACCTTCAGTATCTGCGGCATCTGTATACCAAGGTGAAACCAGTGCAAACACAGTATTTTTAGCAGCACTTGGTATATTAGCACCAATTCAAATTGTCAGCGGCGGAAATGGTTATCAAGCAAATGATAAAATTGTTTTTTCTGGCGGACCTGGATCAGGTGCTACTGCTAATGTAACCTCCGTTAGTGGTACAGGTGCAATCACTGGTGTATCATATGTTTATAGTACCTCAGGCATATATCCATTGGGTGGTATGGGTTATAAAACATCCAACTTACCTGTTCTTTCTGTAAATTCAGCCAATACACAAGCATCAGGCGCAAGCCTATATGTACCAGGTATATTAGGCGAAGGTGCCACATTCTCTGTTGTTGTTGATAGAGCTGGTTCTGTTTCAACTATTAAGTTAACAAATGCTGGTGAAGATTACGTTTCAACACCTAATGTTTCATTAAAGGTACAAGACATTGCAGTATCAAATGTATCTGTATTAACATTACCACAGAAAGGTGATTTTGTTTATCAAGGTGCCAACTCAAACGTGGCAACATATACCGCAACAGTAGATTCTATAACAAAATTATCAAATGATAATAATCCTAATTTAAGTATCTACAATCTAAGGGTATATAATTATAGTGGTTCACCAAGTGGTGGCACACCATTAAAAATTAATAACACTATTAGAATGAATATGGTAAACACAGCTTTACCACAATTTGTTTACTCATATAGTGGAATACTTGATAACAATGGAAACCCATATACAAGAACATACAATAGTAGTGGTGTAATTACATATGGTGACGGTAATGCACAAGGTACTGCATCGTTTTTAGATGGTTTGGTAATTAGCCAAGGACAATATTTGAATTCACAAGGACAACCAAGTTCTTATGACATTTTACAAAGTAGTAATTACAATAACTTTACATATCAGATAACTGCAAATAAAGAAATTGCAAAGTATAGAGATGTATTGTATAACTTATTACATCCATCAGGTACAAAAGTAATTGGTCGTTACACATTAAAATCAAGTAATAACTACATTACAACTGGTTCATCAGCCCTAAAAACTGGTTTTACATTGGCGCATTATACTGGTTATCCAGGTTCATTTGGTTTAATGTCAAGTGATTTTACTAATAAGAGTACATCTGTTGTTCAGTTCTATAGTTTACTTGGTGCAAACATAGAAAATTTCATAACAACTAGCAGTTCTGTTACTTTGATTGACAAGAATGGTTATCAGGTAATGTCAGATGTTATTGATGTATCTGGTTCATCCATTGAAGATTTTATGGGTGAAGATGGTTCGGAAGATATAATGCTTGAAAGTAGTACCGAAGACTTGCAAGCACAAGGCGCAGATACAATTACTTTAGATGATACTTATTGGTTAACATATCCAAATGTTGCTATCGTGACGGCCAATTCTGGTTCTAACGTCATAAATATAACATCATTGACTGGTGGTTATGATATTATAAACAATGGTGTTTATAGTAACACCGCATATCCATTAAAAGACATTGTATTTGCTGGCGACTATGTTTTAATTGATAACAACGGAAGTAACTTAGTCACATCGGTTGATTATGTTAATGGTAAAATAGTTGTAGCAAGTAATTTTACAGCAAATGCAAATTCTTATTTGACGGTCAACAGAACATTCGTTGCAACAGACGTAAAGATTTATGGTCCTACTGGAATACAATACATTCCTGAGTTGATAACAGAAGATGGAAATACATTGGTAACAGAAGCCGGAAACATAATCCTTTTGGGGTAAAAAATAAATGAGTTCAGTAAAAATATCACAATTAAATTTAATATCACAACTTAATGCAAACACACAGAATACGTTGTTTGTTGCAGTTGATGTACCGTCAGGTGTAACTGGTAAATTTACTGGTCATACATTGGCACAAGGATTATATTCAAATGAAGTGTTGAATGTAGGAAACAATTCAGTTATTTTCCCAAACACAATCGCACAGTTTGCTGGTAATTCTACATCATATTTGCAGATTAATATGCAGAACTTTACATCAAATGGTTCTGCCGACATGATTATTACCGCAGATACTGGTACAGATTCTACCAGTTATATTGATTTGGGTATTAACAATTCAAATTATAGTCAACCATCCTTCAGTGCAACAAGAAGTCTAGATGGTTATTTGTATGTGGCTGGACCATCTACTGCGGGTGCAGGAGGCAACTTAGTTATTGGTACCGCATCTACATTGACAAATGTATTGTTCATAGTTGGTGGTACAACTTCAAGTAATATTGTGGCTAAAATGACAAACAGTGGTTTGAATTTAAATACTCAATCTTATATCACATATGCAGATGGTTCAATACAATCAACTGCTGCAGCACCATTTGCATACACCAATACAATTTATGGTTTAGCCAACACAGCACCATTTGCATATACACAATCAAATGCATCGTTCTTACAGGCCAATGCGGCATATGCGATGGCATTGGCTGGTATCGGTACCGCTAACTCAGCAACAACTTTGGCCAATGCATCGTTTGCTAAGGCCAATACTGCACTCGCCA